CCACATGTCGGCAATCGGCCCCCCGGTTCCGGCGATTGGCGTCCAGGCGGAGGCTGGGGCGGCGAGCATCCTGGCAACCGTCCTCCCGGAAGCCGGCCAGTTCGCCCAGGTCAGGGGCTTCCGCGCCCCGGTCGTCCGGTTGATCCCGGTTACGGCATCGAGGAAGAGGGCGGCGGCGAAGCTGGTCAATTGCCAGTCTGGCCGGTTGATCCGACCCATCCGATTGCGCCCCCGATCCCCGGTGAACCGAATCCTCCGGTTGACCCGCCTCCGGGAACAGTCTGGCCGCCGCTTCCCCCAGGAACGGTAACTGGCAAGGCACTCGCGTTGGTTTGGATTCAAGGCGTCGGGTATCGTTACGTCGTGATTCAAATCTCTCCACCGGCACCCGATCAGGGCTTGCCGCCGGGAACCGGCGAACCGACTGAACCACCAACCCCACAGCCGAAGGGACTTCGGCGCTAAATTCGAGCCGTTTGCCTCACGGTTCGGGTCGGAACCCCGCAATTGCGGCCTCCCCAGCAAACGCGGGGTTCCGTTATACAAGAAAGAGGGATTGACAGGATGACCCCGCTGTGTTAAAATGGGGACTTAAACAGGAGCTAGTCAATGAGACGCATTTTGTTAGGCGCAACGATTCTTGCCGCAATCGGTGCGAATCCAGTTCAAGCGGCAATTCAGGTAAGCGTTGAGAACATCGGGTCTGTATTCAACGAGAGCCTTGCGCTCCCGGCTGAAGACACCCCTGGTTCGGGCATCAGCTTCGAGCAGTTCTTTGAGTTCTCTCTGCCCGTCAAAGAAGTGGTAACGATGTCGGTAAGCGACAGCGGCATCGGTAGTGAGAAGATTGTGGGCGGCGTATTCAGCCTTAACAACCACACTACAACCGGCCCGGGACCTTTGTTCATTCCGGCTGGATCGTTGATCGATAGCTCACCATTGTCCAACTTCGCTGGCGGACAGGAAGCAATCGTCGGTCCCAACACCCTCGTGGCAGGTAATTATTTTGCCGAAGTGTCGGGAGCAAGCGGCGCGTCCCCAATCCATCTTGCGATCGATGGAACGGTGACAGCGGGCGCGGTTCCTGAGGCGTCCACGTGGGCGATGTTGGTGACAGGGTTCGGGTTGATCAGTATGTTCGGACTTCGCGGTCGGAAGACCGCCCGGTTCGATCTGAACTCGATCTAACTCGAACATCGCGGGGCAACGAGCCCCCCTTTGAGCCCTGCGATGGGGGCCGAATCCCACCCCCGGATTCGGCCCCGTTTTCTGCTAGCGGAAGGGGGACTTGACACGAATCTCGCGGCATGCTAGACTGAGCGTACGGGCGTGAAGAGCGCCCGGTACAAGGTGTAACATGCAAACAATAACGCAACTAGTCTTATCACAAGCAGTAACGGCCTTGCAAGAAGCCGCAAGACGAGTAACGGAGGAGACTACCGATACAATCGGTCACGGTGATCTGGTAGAATTGATCAAACACTACGCAGAACTACGCGAAGTTAACGACACCATAGAACGAGCCTTCAAAACGCTCCATGACCTGAAAGATCACCTGTCTCACTTCGATGTTCCCGACGCGTTCAAGCGGGAAGGCATCAAGACCATCAACGTAATTGACGTCGGGCGCGTTACTGTCTCATACAAATGGGGCTGCTCGATTGTCGACGGCAAGAAGCCAGAGGGCTTCGAATGGCTTCGCGAAACTGGAAACGGCGGCATCATTATTGAGACGGTGAATGCTCAAACTCTCGCCGCGTTCGCTAAGAACGAAGTCGAGACTTACGGACGTGAACTCCCCACCGATCTTTTCTCAACATCGCTCAACCCGTATACAAGCATCACAAAGGCATAGACCATGGCAAACGAAATAACATCCATTCGCCCAAATGCGCTACCCGCGTATCTGCAAGGGCAGACCAAAACCGAGCGCATCGGAAATATCGACCGCGCGGACATGGTTATTCCGCGCATCAAGCTCCTGTCCGCAGTGAATTCGGAGCCAACCGACTTCGAAAACGCCAAAGCGGGGGAGTTCTGGCACACCAGCCTCAACGAATCCCTTGGCAAGGAGATAATCGGGATTCCGTTGGTCGCTCGCAAGACCTACGTTCTGTGGGCACCAAGGGGCGACGAGCGCCAAATTCTGGCGCGTTCGCGTGACGCCATTCATTGGGACCCGCCAGAGGGCGAATTCCAAGTAAAGTTCCCCAAAAATCCGCGAACCTATACTTGGCGGCTTAAGCCTACCGTCGCCGAATCGAGGCTGGACCAGTTTGGAACCAGCCGTGATGACGATCCACAAAGCACCCCCGCAGCGACGCTTACGTATGAAGTTTTGTGGATGTTCCCAGAGCGAATGGACCTTGGCGCGTCCATTATTCTCAATTCGCGGGGGTCAGTGAAGGCAGCCCAAAAGCTGTTCTCGATGATTGATGCCAAACCAGTGGACCACTTCTATCAGCTGTATTCAATCGGCGTGGTTTTGGATAAAGGCCCGGAGAACTCTACCTATTATAACTACCAATATAAGGGCCTGGGTTACGCCGATGAGAGCGACGGGGAAATTGCCCGATCGCTGTTCATGCAGTATAAGGATATGGCGTTCCGCGCCAACGATGAGCGAGTCGAAGATATACCATCGAATGGGGGAGGGAGGCCAAGCGCGACCCGAGACGCGAACACGAAGTTCTGACGCCTGAATAGCGGCAGGCGTTGGGGGGGTGAGCGGTCTTGTTGGTGGTTCTTCAGGCCGCTCACCAAAATCTCGGAGACTTACATGTTTCAAGGCATCGATCCGCAACGCGCCATCGACATGGTGGGGTTTTCACAAATCCTTGTACTAGACACAGAAACGACGGGGCTAAAGATTCATGATACGGTGGTCGGTTGGGTCATTACAGACCGCGAGGCATCGATTTATGTTCCCACCCGGCACTTGGGTGGAGGAAATATACTGTATCCGGACGAGTTCGAGAGAGTTTTGGGTCTTGCGTTTAAAGATCGCGCTCGGAGAGGGTTCCGAACCATCGGCCACAACCTGGGTTTCGACCTCAGAATGGCAGGAAAGCACGGGGTCTTCCCCGAATACCCTTTAGAAGACACTATGATAAATGAAGGCCTTATCTGCGATATCACTAATGGATTCGGGCTCGATGATTGTAGCCAACGCTATGGTGTTACTCCTAAGCTTGGTGACGCTCTTTATCGGAGTATTGCTAGGAAATTTGGAGGTATGCCGGATCGCAAGACAATGGGTAACTTTCACCGGATGGCTGGCGATGATCCTGACGTTGTGGACTATTCTACGGGTGATGGCATATCTACTCTAGAGCTTTGGCAAGCTCAGCAGAAGCTCCTTGACGACCACGATCTGCGTGTTCCATGGGAGCTTGAGTGTAGGCTCATTCATCGGGTGGCGCGGTTGCACCGCCGAGGAATGAAGGTAGACGGCGAATACGGGGAGGCATTACGTGGACCCACAGGAATCATGGAGCGGAAAATCGCGGAGGCTCACGCGTCGTTTCCACTTGGTTTCAACACCAACTCCACGAAAGACGTTGAAAGTTTATATCGTCGTGCGGGATACCAAGACTCCGACTTTACGCACACCAAGCTTGGGGCCGTATCATTCACCGAGGGATGGCTCAAAAATAATGAGATAGGTGAGCGAATCCTGGGAGTCCGCCAACTTAAGAAGGCTCGTGATTCGTTCATCGCGCCGCTTGTGGAGACGCATAATGTACGAGGACGAGTTCACCCTGTACTCAATCAATCTAAATCTGACAACTACGGTGCACTCGGAGCGCGATTTAGCTGCTCTGAACCGAATCTTCAGGCGTTTCCAAAACGAAATAAAGAAGTCGGGAAAGTTGTCCGACGACTCATTGTTGCTGATGACGGCTTTGAAATTCAAGAAGGGGACGCCAAACAGCAAGAACCTAGATTGTTCGCATATTTCTCAGATGATGAGCGATTACTTGAGGGATACCGCTCCGGAACTATGGACATCCATGACATCACTTCCGCGGGTCTTGGTCTGCCAAGAGATACCGCTAAGCGAATGGCCATGGGAATCCTGACGGGAATGTCGGCAAAGGCTCTGGCGGGGCATATGGCTTGGCCGCTTGATCAAGCCCAGACATACCATTCGGCGTGGTTAGGCGGGCAGTTCCCCGCTATTGAGCGGTTCCAAAAACGCGCGACCGCCGTGTTCCGATCCACCGGTTACGTCAAGTCAATTACAGGAAGAAAAGCCCGCCTCGATGATCCTGATTATGCCTATCGGGCGGTGAGCCGAATCATACAAAATTCCGGCGGCGACCTGATGAAGACTACCCTGCTCCGCGCTTGCGAATATGAGGAGGCACATCCGCAGGTTCAACTGCTGATGACCATCCATGATTCGCTGATATGGCAGCGGGAAATCGGATTCGACACCAGTGAATTGGTGCGCATCTGCGAAAACGTCCCCAACGAATTCAAGCTGGGAGTTCCGATCCCTTATGAAGTTGGAACTGGCGATAATTGGGCCGAGGCGAGCTATGGGAAAGAACTCGAAACGACGCCCAAAATGGGCTATCACCAGCCCGCGGCATAAACAGGGGTTGACAGCGCGTGCACGGCGTGTTAAAATGGAGGTCAAGATGCCGGACGATGGCGATGAAATGGTTGAAGTTGAAGTCAAGGTGGAACATTCGACTGGAAAAGCTTGGTTGGTAATTGACACCATGACCAATAATGAAGGATGGGCACCGAAATCTCGATGCCATATTGTCCGCGACGTCGATCCGGATGGCAACACAATATTAGCGGTTCCGAAATGGTGGGCGAGGCAGAGGAAATTCATCGAATGAGCTATGACTTGCTAGCAGTTTGGCGTCTAGAGCGGATACGCGAAGATGAGATGCTAGCCTTTAGCGATGGAGTCGATTATCCAATAACCAACAAAGCACTAGCTGAGAAATTTGATCTAAGACCAGGGCGTGTTGGCATTTTACTGCGTCAACGCCGCGAAGCTCGTAAACTGGAACGCATGCAGACCGAAATTAAGCAACTCAGGGAGGTCAACTTCACCACAATGGCTGAGAAATTGTGGATGGAGTTAGAATGGATAGCGACTAAGCTAGAGCAACGCCGAGGCGTGTATGAGTGAGGAATCTGCCCTCAAGACGGAGCTGGTCAAGCAGTGTAAAGCTATGGGTTGGTATGCTCGCCGAATCGAGGATGGGTACGGGGTCGGAATCCTAGATATAGTTATTGTGCCAACGGGGTTTCCCACCCTATTCGTCGAGGGTAAGGTAACGGATGGACTCAAATTCGCCCCGTCCGAACGGCAATACGTCGAGGGTCTCCGCGTGATTGAAGCTCATGGAATTGCAGTGCCGATTCTAGTCGGGTGGCGCAATCAAATAATGTACATTGCAGATTGGGGTAGAGAGGCTTTCATTACCAAAGCATTTAGACAATACGGCAGCATAAACTACGCACAGACAATAGAGGAGTGGTTACGTGGGAAACGGGACAGCGACTGATATTCTTGAGGAGGCATCAAAGCAAGTGGGAGGCGGGCGAGACATTCACGGCGACGTTGACAACTCATATTCGATGGTAGCGCAGATGTGGGAGGTTTACCTGCGCCACGCGAATTATGCGAGGCACAAGAATTCCTCCGTTATGTTGCGCATCGATGCAGTTGACGTGTTGGAGATGATGTCACTCCTAAAAAAGGCCCGGTTCGTCTACGCGACGGAGCCGAACCGTGAGAATTTCGTCGACGACACGGGTTACACCGCACTCGCAGGGATGCAATGTCTCCCAAAACCAGAGCTGGTGCGGGAGCCGGAAAAGAAGCCGGAAGAACCACACGAGGAATTCGACCATGGAATTCGCACGATCGCGGGCAGGTTGCGGCCTCGCATTACTGATATTATCAACCCCGATGCCAGCGAACGCGTGTCATAGGTTCCATACTTGGAACTACCCGTATCCGCGACGATGCGGGAT